GTGGTGGTGTTACCCGCCATGTTCTGACCGACCAGAAGCTGCGTTGCCGAAGCAATGGTAGCCGTGCCAGCAGCCGTCACCACAGCAGCCTTGAAGACCGTATCCGGGTCGTCGCAGATGATGGCTTCGATGTCCCCAGCCAGGGTATTGGCAGGGTAAAACTGCGAGAAACGCTTCTGCTTCGTCACCGGATCGGTAAACGAGCAGCCCAGGAACACACCAACTGCAACGTTACTTGAAATGGTGTTGGCAAGGATGGTGATAAAGCCGCTTGAAAGCTGGACAAAGTCACCGTAGAAAATGGCAGTGCCATAGTTGTAGGCAATCGAGTACTCTCGGGTAGAACCTGAGAATACCTGACCACCAATGAGGTTTACGGGTCTGAAACCGTAAGGTGCATCAATCGTCGGGTAAGCCATTTAAGACTCCTTAAATTACGAACCGCGTCCGAACGAGACCTCAGAGCGGCGCTCTTTGAACAGAGGCATCCGGGGCTCGTTCTCGCGCATGAAGTTGTTGTCCACTGACGCCATCTGACCATCAGCTTGACGCTGGTAGTACGAGTTGCGCTGTTCAGTAAACTCCTTTGGTGTTTTGCAAAGCAGCAGGCCACCGATCTCAATGCTGTCCGGGAACCGGCCTGAGCCGACCCCCATCAGTTGAATCTCGGGATGTTCGCTTGCTTTCACGGGCTCCCAGCCCTCGCGGAGTTTGGCGGAAACATTGCCTGGATCGTTAGTACCCAAGGTGCTGACGCGAACCCAACGAAACGAATAGCCTTCTTCCGGGTTCGGATCAGGCAACGCAGTGGGGGGCATCCATTGCTTGGGCCTCTCAGCCTTTGCTCGGGTGTCCAGTTCGCGGGGATTACGTTCAGCCATTTTGTCTCTCCAACTTCGCTACTTCAATTGCGTACTGTTGCGGGGTAAGCCCGTATTTTTTCGCCAACGCAAGTTGTGTCTGCGTCAAGCGAACCTTTCCGGTCCCGGTTGTACGTGCCGCAGAGGCCACAACCGTAGTCGGGCGTTTCTGCTTGGTGTCTGCTCCGCCGAAGATTTCGGGGAACTGGGTTTTCATGCGACCGTCAATCTGGTCGAAGTACTCATCCGAGCGAGGGTCGGTACCCCCGTTGACTAGCTTTTGGTGCAGCCCTAGTGCGTAGCTGGTGTATTCCTCAAACCCAGGTTGCCCGAACCACTGGTTTTTAGCCTGCCAGCGCAGGGATTTTTCGTCGGGCTGAGCCTGTGTTTGTGGTGCTGGTTGCGGTTGTACCTGATATTGCGTCTCTTGTAAAGCCTGCGGCCTGAAATTTTTAGCCGTCTGCACTTCCCATTTGGCTTCTGCAAGCGCCTCTTGTGCCGCCACGATAGCGTCGGTATCAAAGGCGTCCTGTGCCGCCTTTAGTTGCCGCCGCGCCTCATCGAGCTTCGTCTCCGCTTCTTTGCGCGCAGAATGGACAAGTACTTCTTGTCCTTGATTGACGTTGCGTTTGAGCGCGTTGTTCTCGTTGATCAGGTGTTGCGCAAGGCGCTCAAGCTCGGCTTTTTCACGGGCCACCGCTTCTTTCTGCCGCCGCTCATCGTGGCGAGCGTGGGTTAGCTCCTTGATGCGAGACTGCACCTTGTCAGAGTACGACTCGATTTCGTCGTCGGTGGGGTCTGCAACCTCCTTGTCCAGCGGCTTGCGGCCACGGTCTTTTTCAGGAGTGTCATCGACGATTTCGATTTCGACTTCGTCGGGTGTATTGGTAGAAGTATCTACCGCCACTTCATCTGGAAACTTAAATTCGCTCATGTGCTTGCTCCTTCACTTCGTTCAGCCGCTTTTGCAATTCGCCCATCTTTCTCTCTAGATACTGGACGTACTGATATTGCTCTTCAGAACGGCGTTTAAGAACACGTTCCATGTTCTCCATACGGCTTGCAAGCTGCGCCGCTTGGTTTTTCATAACGGATAACTCGTACCAAGCGTAGTCATCTGTAAGCCCCATTGACACAACTTCTTTTTCTGGGTTGCCATTTGGCGGCACGTGTTGAACTGCTTCATCCATGTTCTACTCCTTATGCTCGCTTGATGCCACGGGGGTCTTGGACAACCGCTTCAACGCTATCGTCGTTGATGATGCGGAACTCCGTACCATGAATCTTTAGGCGCGTGCCCGTATTCGGTCTCACGAGGACGAAATCGCCTAGCTTGCATGAAGGACCACTGGGAAAGCGCAGCGGATCTTTGTAGCAATCAGGGCCCATCTTCATCACCCACAGCACCGGGCTCATCAACTCTTCGAAGTGCATGGTCTGGCCTGCTTTGACCAGCCCACTTTCGTACTCTTCTTCTGCTTTTGGGAGCGCACAGAGCAGGTGGTACGTCACAGGATCAGGCACCTGACGGGCCTTTTCTGCGTCACTTTCGGGCAGCACGGTGGTGCTTGCACCATCACTTAGGAAGATTTCACTCATCGTCGTCTTTCGCTTTCTGTGCAAGGTCAAGTAAATAACGCTCTGCAATGGCTAGACCTTGGATTACACCGCAGAGTTTTTGATACTCATCGAAGCTGCGACATGCTCCGCCGGAAAGCGAATCGGCGTAGTTATTCATGTCTGTACGAATCTGCTGCCGCAGTACGTCGGCAAACTTCTTGATCATTTGCTGGCTCCTTGCGCCTTGGCTTTAGCTACCTCGATACCCATCCGCACACCTTCACGTTCTTGCTGTGCGATGAGATTGGCCTTGTCACGCTCGATGTCGGACTGAGTCTTCATAGCTCGAAGCTCCAAGTCACCCTTGACCCGTTCTTCGTCAAGCGCTTGGCGGTCTGCCTGAGCCGCCGCGTCGAGGGCCATCTTCTGCGCCTTGAGCTGTGCTTCCTGCTGCGTTGCCTGGGCCTTGGCCTGCGCCTCGGCTTGTTTGATCTGCAGCTCTTGCTGACGCAACTGAAGCTCCATCTGCTGCATCTGGAGCACGGGGTCTTGCGCTTGCTGCTGGGCTTGTTGCTGCGCAGCCTTCGCCATGTCTTGCTGGAGCACCTGCTGTGCGGCCTGAGCCATCATGCTGCTGAGCGCGATCTCGATCTGCGGCGGAAGCTTCTCGTCCTCTGGAGGCAGCGACATGCCCAACTGCTGCTCGATCTTCTGCCGCATGAGGTAGCCCACATGCTCTGCAACGTGTGCAGTAAGCGCGGCCTGGATCTGCGGAGCGCGGGGGTTCTGGCCTATGAACTGCGCCACCACCGGGTCCTGCAGCAGCATCATGTGCACCTGAATGTGCGACTGGTGATCCTGGTGCAGGAAGGCCTTCATGGGCTTGTTCTTCAGCACGTTCTGGTTCTCGGTCACCGGGTCCTTGGGCAACTGATCCTCTTCGATAGGCACAAGCTTCTCGGCGTTCTTGATCCCCAGCACGTCCAGCATGGAGCGGTGCAACTGTGGCAGGTCGTAGATGTCCGGTGCCATCTGCGCCATCTGAATGACGGCTTGGTACTGCACCACGCGCTGCGACATGGTCGCTGCATTGGGATCGCTGACGGGGATGACATCAACGAGGTCGTAGTCCGCCTTCTTGGCCTTCTTCGACCCGTACTCGGGGTCGTAGGTGTAGTCAGGGTCCGTGTAGTCACGGATGATGATCTTGAGGAGCTTCAACTCCTGCTTGAGCGCGTAGTGCGTGCGGGCCTGGACTGCCGTCAAGACCTTAAGCTGGCGCTCCAGCAGCGCCAGGGTGGTGCCCACAGGTGTCTGTGCAGACATGTCCGACACCTTCATGTCGGCAGTGGCAGCGAAGCGTCTACCCTCGTCCACGATATTGCCGAGCAACTGGTACAGGACCGTGGAGGGCTCCTTGTACGGCAGCGGCAGGATGTTGTCCCTCAGGGCACCAGAGGGGATGTCCACGTCCCGGAACTCGCCCGGAGCGATGGGGGTGTCGTCGCCCTTGATTCGTAATCCCCGGCTTTTCAGACCGCCAGGAAGGTTGCTCAGCGTGCCCGCGTCCACAAGCTGACGCATGATGCTCGTTGCACTCTTGGCGAAACCACCAATGAGGTGGAACAAGCCGAAGCCGTACGCACCGAAGCCAGGGATGTACTGGTAGTGAACGAAGTGCTGGCGCTTGAGTTTAAGCTTGTCGTCCTCGTTCCAGTTGCGACGGATAGCCAGGATGTCGTTGGTACCCTTGACCAGCGTGACCACGTAGGGCAGCGCAATCTCTGAGTCCTCACCCTCACCGTACGGGTCTTCCTTGATGCACAGATCCACGTGCACCTCGTACAGCGTAAACCTGTCGTCGTTCAGGTCGCTGAAGCCCGTCTCCTTGTCCTTGGCTTTCTGGATGTCAGTCATCGCCCGGTCAGGCTCACCCAACTCCACGTCGCGGTAGAACCCTGCCGCCTGCAGCTTAAGTATCTCGTTCTTGCTCTTACGCATGACGTGCGTCAGACGTCTGCAGGTGTCAAGATCCGTGGTGCCGTAGGGCAGCAGAATGTCTTCTGCAGGCACGAACATGGAGACCTGACGCTCCAGGCTCGGGTCGTAATACACCTTCTTGAACGCCGAGCCCGTGGCCGGGAGGCTCCACAGCATGCGTTCATGCTCTGGGCGAAACTCCTTCATCGTCTCGGTCAACTCGAAGTTCATGTCGTCCTGAACCCGAATCGCGGCTTCCTTGACGTCTGGCGTCTCTTTGCCAATGATCTTGGTCCGCACCGGCCCCTGCGCGGGGAATGTCTCGGTGATCATCTCGCTCTGGAACCGCACCACCGCTTCGGTGATCATGGGGTGGAACACGCCACACGCGCCGTTCCACGGCTCGGTGCGTTCCTCGATCTGCAGACCCAGGAGCTTCAGGCCCTCGGTGTAGGCTTTCTCCCAGTCCTTGCGGGAGCTTTTGTCCTGATCAATATCGCCCTCGATATCACCACCGATGGTGTTGAGCGCCCCCTCGTCAAGCTCGTCGGCAAGGTTAGCCGTGAAGTCATCACTGCCCTGGCTGATGGGCGTGAGGTCGATCTCCAAGCCGTCGATGCCGATGCTGACCCCTTCGGGGTCCTCGATCTCAATCTCGATGGCTGGTTCCGCGTCGAAATCCCCCAAGGGCAGAGAGGGGTCGCTGTAGAGCGCTTTGTCGATGTTGGTTGCCATGTGTGCTTTCAGTAATACGCAGCCCGTCGCAGGCTGCGGAAGTGTCGGGGTTCCTCGGGCTCATCGGTCGGCAGGCGTATGAACCCACCGTTGCGCATGCGCATGAGCGCCTGGGTCATCGTATCAACATAGTCGTCGTGCTCACCAGCGGGGAAGGCCGCGACCTCCTCCACAAGCTCTCGCGCCCAGCGCGTGTCTGGGGCCCACACACGGCCTGAGGCGAACATGTCGGACACCGCGTTCAGGCGCATCACCTTGTCGTTGCTGGTGCCGTTTTTGCCCCGGCTGGGGCTGAACTCGCTGATGGGTATGCCCATCGCCCGAAGCTCCTGAATGAGCGGCGCTCCGGCAGCCTTCTTCTCGATCAAACACGCGTCGGGTTCCCACTCGCGGTAGTACTCGCTGGCACGCTTCTTGAGGTCCGGGAATGCCCACCGCCCCTTGATGGCGTCGAGCAGGATGATATGGGCATTATCATTATCTTCCTCGTTGAACCACACACCCCACGTTGTGCAAGCGCTGTAGTCAGCGCTGGTCTTGGTCTCGTGCGCGGTGTCCCATGACTGGATGATGTACTCGCAGGACGGTGGGCGCTCTGGCTCCCATATCTTCCACATCTCGCGCTTGATGACCGCCGCCACCTCCGAGGTGGG